GCCTCCGACCAATTGTATACATCTGTCGGGGCACCTTGACCAAGACCAATAGCGTCTTTTAAAGCTCCAGTCAGCCCTGTTGCTTCGCCTATGATTGGCAAAGCTGCAAGAGCTACCTTGCCCCAATTGTCATGGGCAGCGTTATAACCCATGTTAGCCGCAATAAACGCAGCCTGTGCCGGATTTGGTATTATTGAACCCGCCGTCATGATCAACTGACCAATTGGGCTAGACATCAATCCACGAGAACGCGGACTCCATTGCGGGTCAAACTTAACGTTTCCGTTTTCGTCAGCGTTTAAATGAAAGAATACATCCCCGCCTTCAACGCCTGCTTGCCCGTTTTGAATGATGCCAATGCGCTGCCAATCAATTGGCTGGCCATTTGCTTTATTAAAAAACCTATTTTCATAGGAGTCATCAACCCAATAGGAGGCCTCGTCCGTGCCCTCCAAGTGCCTTGGTATCAAGACCTTTTCTACGCCAATGTCCTTGGTGCTTAAAACACCACGACTTTGCAAACCAGCCGCAATAGCCCGATTCTGCGGACTATCCCCACCAAGCTCCGCTATTAACCCGGATAAGTCTGGAGCAGAAGAAACGGATGGAGTAGTCTGCCCTAAATAAACAGAATCACCATAATCTTGTTCTGAAACTTCGGAATCAGTCATGGTTTAATAAAGTCCTGATACAAAGCCAATTGTGGCAATTGCAGAAGCTGTTGATGGGTATGTGGGGCTTGTGCTTTTGGCGTAAGTTGGCATAGTTACATCAGTGCCATTTGAAACCAACCAAAATATTTCTACATAGTCGTTTGCATTAAGATTGACATAGTAGTTCCATCCCACAATCATGCTGTTAGCAACTCCGGCGCTTTTACGCGCAAGCATGCCAACTTGACCAGTAGAACCAACAACATCTACGCCATTTTGTCTAAGCCATACATACGCAGTTTCAGAAGCATTTGAAAGGCTTTGGAGTTGTAAGCTAAATTGAAGATTGTATGTACCGGCTACGCTGGCTACAAGTTTTGTAGTTGTTCGTCCTTGCAATGATGCACTTGCAATAGTGCCAGATGTAGTTACAGTGTATGTTCCTACGCCGCCATCGGTGCCCGTGTTTTGGGCAATAATCGATGTGCCGTAAGCCGTTATGGTTGTTGAAGCTGCTGTAAGGGGGGTGTTGTCCGGCACGTTAATCTGGTATGTCCCTACTCCACCTGTACCTGTTAACAACTGAGCAATCCGAGTTCCTGTTGGTAGGCCAGTCCCTACAAGATATTGCCCAACAGCCAGAGTACCTGACGTAACTGCCGTCACAGTTAGCGTGTTTATTTTGGTTGTTGTGTTGTACGCAATACTTCCCGTAACTACTGCACTTGCCCAGCCAGTGCCAGTAATGTGCATCCCTTTATAAATAGTTCCAGACGAAACAGCAGTAACCGTCAAGACTGCCAGCGCCCTTGAACCAGTAAAGTTAGCTACTTGGTCACTTAAAGAAAACTGATTGGCAAAATCAATTTGTGAAAACGAAACAGGTGTACCCGCACCTGTGCCCGTAGTCTGTGTTGTATTGTCTTGAACCGCCAAACTTGGAAACCGCAGCAGGGCGTTCGCTGCTGTTGACGGTGGAAAGAACGTGATACTCACACCGCTTCTCCACCGGAAGCCGTGATGGTGCAACCAACTGCGCTAGCTTTAACTTGTATGGTTGTTCCAGCGTTTAATATCTGAGATCCTGTCCACTGCATCGTAGTATTTGCAGGAAGTGCGTTGTAGTACATCAAAGCATTACTCGTCCCAGCCGTTCCACCAGAGGGCACTAGACTGACATAAATATACACGATTGCGCTGGTCGTGTTAATGATGTCAAAGTCTTTCAAATAAGTTCTGGTGCTGACTGGGACCGTGTAGATGGTCGCGTAACTTGTAGTAACAGCAGCCTGACCTAACTGAAGTGGAGTAATAAATTGATAACTAGCCACTAAACATTCCTCCGCTATTACCCAACCATACTTGAGTTTGAACGCTATCAGGTTCAGCAGAAATTTTTAATTGACCAAACAAATTATCAATTTGGTTAAAGTACAGCCTAAGAATGTTATTAAGTTGGTCTATGTACCGCCGGTCATAGTTTTTTGTTGCAAGAGGCAAATTGGGCGCAACAATATTGCGAAGCTCCTTTTCAGAAACAATTATGTAGCTCATTTACCTTCTCCCGTCAGGACGCAAATCAAACCTAGGAGCACCCAACTGCCAAGAAGTATTAATTTGATTAGATTCAACTTTGAAGATCATCTGCCTACCCCTAGCTCGAGTATAAATAATCCCCGTAAACTCTTCAGTAATGTTGTACGTCGCTATCTTTGATACGTTTGCACTTGCAGGAGTACTCGCACCAGACCCAGATGTCTGCATTGGGTACAGCGTCATCGTCACCTTTGGCACATCCCCTTCCGGTGAGTTCGTAGACTCATTAAAAGTTAAGTCAGGCAACACCCTCCACACATAACCAAAATTATGACCATCGCCAATATCAAACTCTGACGATGAAATGTACGCATCCAACGCTAACTCTGTTCCAGTTTCGTTGTTGTTTATTCCAAACTCATGACTAACAATGTTCTTTGAATAAGTTGCCGCTTGGGGGTATAGCCGCAGCCCAGAATCCAACCAAGCGGTTCTAGCCATTGTCCCGTAATACCAGACTTGTTCAAGATAGTTGTACACAACATACTTGTCTATCGTTGTGCTGTTTTGTGAGCAATAGAACCACCAAACTTCGTTAAAACCTTCGTTTGTCCCTGCAAAAACTTGTTGTATTTGGTCTAAGTTAATGTCCGAAAACACAAACTTACGAAGGTCACAGTTCAGCGTTTGAACCCGACCGTCATACATGTAAAACTTGTCTACACCCATCCAATACACAACACCAGACGCAATCACCGCTGCGCTCTGGCTCATGATTGAAATGTTGTCTCCAAGTAACTGAGTTCCCCAAACAACCGGCGCACCAAGATACTGTAAAGAGTAAACCGTGGAGTCAGTAAAAACCACAATCTCTTGACGGGTCTGAACCGCAGTAACAATGTTAGTGCCGTGAGATAACTGAATACTTCCGGCTTGGTTTGTAAGATCAGGCGTCCACTCAAGAATGTTGTCTTGGTCCGACCACCGAATCAACATAGGGTTTTGAATTGTTGATCCGTAATCATTACACCCAAATGCAAAAACAAATCGGTTTGTATCCGACACAAACAAATAGTTTTGAACCGTAGGCACATCAACTAACTTTTTAATGTACACACCAGTTCCGGTCGTAGAAACTGTTACTTCTGCACCATTGCCATCAAGTAAATTTGCCTGTAACCCGTTAACGTTTAACAAATAATAAGTTGTATCTGCCAAAATTCCGGTTGGCAATGCAATTGATGCTCCAAATTGAACAGCAGTTCCATCAGTTAATATACTTGTTAACGTTACTACAGTAGGTGATGCAACAGTAAAAGTTACATTCCCACCTTGAGTGCTGAGTTCAACTCCTCGAGTTGACAATCCGCTATTTGCCGACCAATAGTAAATGCCCTTGCCTTTTGGTCCAAACACCAAATCTTGGCCAAAATTGTTTTGACTCCAAATTCTTAATGTTGATACTCCGGCGCCACCGTTACCCCAAGTGCCAGCACCCCATGCGCCAGCACCCCAACCAAAATTAGGTTGTTGTATTGCTGATCCTATGTTGACTTGATATGCCGCTACAACCGCAGACCCCCCGGTTGCCGGAGCAGGAACGGCAGCAGTGATTGTGTATGAGTTGGCATCTATAACTGTTAATTGAAACTCAGCGTTTAGAATAGAAGCATAGGTTCCAGTGGCTCCGCTAAACGTAACAAAATCTCCGGTAGAAGCACCGTGAGTTGAAGCAGTTACCGTAACTGTAGTACCGTCACCTAAAAACGGATTGGCCCCAAGAGTTTTAGTTTCTCTTATTGGAGTAATGTCGTAATACAGACCCGCGCTTTCAATGTAAAACTTTAAATCCGTTCCAAGGGCTAACAAATTTAAGTTTCCAAGAGTTCCCCAGTTCCACATCGACCGGCAGATACCAAGAAACGTACTATCTGAAATCCTTTGCCATCCACCAATAACTTCCGGTGTTCCTTGGCGAAACCGAACCTTATCTCACTCATACCACCCACCTTCATTGGTGTATCGAGTGTTTTCCCGGTTGACTCCGGGTTTGAAGATGATCTTGGATAACGGCATTATTTGCTCGCAACGCCCTTGTGCTTCTCAAAGCTACGCATCCCACCAAAACCAAGAAGGCCAGCAAGGAGGGTCATCAGTTGCTCAACGTCGAGGTCCGGTGGCGGGTTTAGA